CGCCGTGGTGGGCTTGGATTCGTGGCGCATCCGGGAAACCGTGAAAAGAAAGTTTTCATCTTAACAAACGGTCAAATGCCCTATGGTTACAGAACAGCAACATCATTAATTGGACCGATATATAACGATGACGGTGTTCCTTATGGTACATGGTATCTCGGTGGATATGGAGACGCAAACCACTTACGTTTCCAATTCTTAGAACCAATACCAGCAGATAAAGACATTGGCGACATTAGGGTTTCTAACATAAGTTATTTCACAGACGACCCTTGGCCTGTAAACTAACGAATTAACAAGAAAGAAGGAATTAAAATGGTAAATAAAATCAATGAAAATTTAATGGACGCAGGACGTTTAGAAAGTATCGATTTTGTTGTAATTCACAATGACGCAGGAAGTATGACGCCAGAGCAATACGTGGACTGGTTGCGTTATCGTGATAAATCACTTGGGATTGCACACTACTACTGCAATCGCAACACAATCGCACGAGTTATTGATACGTTCAACATCGGCTACCACACAGGGGATTGGTGGAGCAACTGCCGCTCTATCGGATATGAGGTTTGCGAAAGCATGAAAGTAAGCGATGAAGAATTCTTGCAAAACGAAGATGTGACTTTAATGCAAGCAACGGAAGATTTAATCTATTACGGCTTACCAATCAATACTAGCACTGTTAGATTACATCACGAGTTCGTGCCAACAACGTGTCCACATCGTAGTATGGAATTACACGGAAATTCAACGGAAAGCGTAAAGAATTATTTCGTTTCACGTATGCAATACTTCGCTAGTTTAGGCTCAACAGTCGATGAAATGCTAGGGCAAGTATCGGAAAATCCAACAGTTCAAGAAACGGTTAAGGAAGAAAGAACAGCTCAAAAATCTAGCGGTAAGTCAGTGGACGAAGTTGCACAAGAAGTTTTACAAGGACTATGGGGGAACGGACAAGAACGCTATGATAACCTAACAAATGCTGGATATAATGCTCAAGCGGTTCAAAACAGAGTGAATGAATTGCTTTCATAAAACATTAAAGCCTACCTTTTGGGGTAGGCTTATTTTTTTGCATTTTTTCCAGTAAAGCTGTTGACAATACATAACGAACGTGATATACTATAAATGTAATCAAGAAAGGTTACAAAAACAAACAAAGGAGCAAACACAATGACACAAAACTACAATGAGGAAATGAAATGGATGGACACGATTATAACTGAATTAGAAGGAATGAGTCCTGTAGCTTATAATGCAGAGTTATCAAGAAAGAATGTAGAAATATTTTGCATAGTATCAACTAACCTATCAAAAACAAGAAATTTGCGAGATAAATATATTCGCTTGTTGAATGTGTACGAACGTTTTGGCGAGGGGTTCTTCGTTGAGTATTATAAATTAACTGACTTTGACGAAATCATCAAAGAGGTTGAAGAGCTATACAAACAAGCACAAAAAGCATTCAAAAAATTAAAGTAATAAAGGAGTAATCAAAATGAATAAAGAAGAGGTAAAAAAAGAAATGCAAAAATATGAAATCGTTGAAAAAGGGCTGCAGGACGCAGTTACAAACGCAGGCACATCGCACTTGTTTTTAGAAAGTATCATGAAAAATAGCAACGCAGAAAATACAAGAATGGCGGTAATTTACCATAGCCGAGTACATCAAGCATACGGGAAAATTGCTGTATTATATGACATGTTTTTCGATGATATGGTTCAAATGACAGGAGCAACGATTGAAGAGGTTTATAATGAAACATGGTTTGAACGCTTTTCAAAAATCATTGAAGAACAAAACAAAAATCTTGAAGAGTTAATCAAATTATCAAAGAAATAAAACGAACCGCTCTCTTGAGCGGTTTTTATATGAAAAAATATTTTTAAAAAATTTCAAGAAAAGTGTTGACAGTGTATAACATTCATGATACAATATATTTGTAAGTAAGAGATACAAACAAAACACAAAGGAGATAAAAGAAAATGACAGCAAAAGAAACACTAACATTAAACCAAAAGACAATGGATGTACTACAAACACAAGGAAACGAAAAATCAGGAAGAATTGCACACGACCACAAATTAGTTATTGAATATTACGAAAGAGAGCGTGAAAGATATATCAGAGAAAACAAAGAGGTATGTATTGAAGGCTTGAATAAATTCGCAATCAATACAAGTAATGATATGTTGTTACTAATGCAAAAAGCGGTATTTAACTAAAGGAGGAGCAACAATGAAAGTAAGAGTAAGAATTGACAGCAAAACAGCGAGAAAAGTATTCAACGGAGATTTTGACAGCGTACCGCTTGAAATCATAAACAACAAAGGAAAATACATTACTAAACAAGACATGAAAGAAATTTACAGCCGTTCTGAATACATCAAAAAAGTAGACTTTAAAGGTTTACTAAAAATGGAAATCAGAGCAAAAAAAATAGAGCCTTTCATCGGCGAAAAAAATCTATATAGCACATTCATCATGGAAAAGATAGAGGGCAAATGGTACATCAGAGTGGCAAATCATTTTCTAGGCAGTTACGCTCAAGAAAGAACACTTTTCACATTTACAGACGAAACGTTTGACGACATCGTTGACAGAGAGAAAGAAGAGGAAGAATAAACATGAACGAGGCAAAAATCTATTCAGAAAAAGCAGATAAATTATATTGGAAATATCAAGGGAATTACGCCATTTTAATTTTAAGCACATTGCTTGATTATCGAGATACGCTTGATAGATACGCAAAATTGAAAACACTAGGAAAAATTCAAACAAAGAAATACAACTCAATTAAGAAACACATTGACGAACTTGAAAAAAATATCGAAAAAAATAAAAAAAGTTCCTCAAAAGTGTTGACATGGTATAATGAACGTGATATACTATAAATGTAGATAAGAGATAACTACAAAACACAAATGAAAAGAGGAAACAAAAAATGAAAACATTAGAACAAGAACAACAACAAGCAGAAATCAAAGTAGGAAAAATTTATGAAGCAGTAAACGAAATGGCATACGACGCAAGACAATTAGTTTATAACGGTATCACAAACGAAAACATTGTTCGTAAAATCTTTGGGCTAACTGAAATCAGCGGTGAACTTTCATTCTTAACAAACCATTTCAGCAAATTAGTTGAAACAGTTGATTTTGGAGAACTTGAAAAGAAAGCGGAAAAATTCCAAAAACACGCAGAAACATTGATGAGAAAGATTGAAAAAGAAATCAAAGAACAAGCGTAAGCAATCAATAGATAATGACAGTCAAACGGCTGTCATTATTTTTTTGAAAAAATCGAAAAAAAGTTGTAGGAAAGTGTTGACAATATATAATGTATGTGATATACTATAAATGTAGTTAAGGGACTACAATAAAACGCAAAGGGGCAAACAAAAATGACAAACTATGAAAAATTACAAGCAGAGGCACAAAAAACAAAAGAGTTAGTAAACCAAGCGGTTATTATTCTACCTCAGGACGCATTGGAACTAAACCTCAAAGACATCAAAGAACTAGCAGAGGCAGTTGAAGAAAAAATAAAAATGACGGAAGAAAGAACAGCGGACAGAAAAGAAGAATCAGCTCGAAACAACTTACCATACGTTAAACATTACAACCAACGTTTACTAGAAATCATTTCATTTTACAACTATAAATAAAGAGGAACGCAAATGAACTACTTTGAAAAATTAGAAAAAGATACAGCAATCATCAAGGCGCTAGGTAGCGAGATTTTAAAATCTAGCGCCGATGATGAAACAATCTTAACTACTTTAAACATTGTTAGCGATACAGTATATCGCTTTAAAATCGCAAAAGAGAATGGAGTTAATAGTCGAGAATCGTATTCAGAGGATTGTTTAAGATTTACTCAAATTGACATCGAACGACTAAAGAAATTCTACATACACGCATTTTTCGATAAATTGGAAAAAACTTTAATAAAAGCGATTGAAAATGTTGACAACGTATAACATACATGATATAATAAGAATGTAAATAAGAAATACAAAGGAGCAAACGAAAATGAAAAAATCAACTTGGAGCAAAGAGGGTATTTTAAAATTTGGAGATTTCGACAGAGACTACACGTTCAAAGGGTTCACCCCTGAACAGTTTCGCAAATACTCAAATCAATATGCGTATATGGTAGGTTCTCATGTATCAGAGGACGGAAACACCGCTGTAATTAAAATTGCAGCGAACCACGTTATCCCGACAAAATACGGGTACGCAGTAATCGTTGACGCAAAAAGAGTAGTATTCATCAAACATTGGCAAGTATGGGGCACATCATTCAAGGACGGCAGTTACATTATCTCTTTCAATCGTCAATACTATCAAATCAAAGAATGGGGCGACCATTCAGAAGAGTTTGGCGAATATGAAGATATTAACGAAAGTTCGCTCGGAAACTTTGACAATCTTGTAAAACTAGCTAAAGAGCAAGAAGAGTACTATGCAGGCGCAGACGTTGACGAGGACGGTTTTGAAACTAGACGCTCGTTTGATTGGAAATGGTAAAAGGAGGTGAATTTATGGACTTATTACATTTACATGAAATCAAAAATAAGATGATAGGCAACTACACTTCAAGCGTAGAATACTATACAACTATTATTAAAAATACCAGTGACATGGCTATTTGGATAAAAGGATTGAGATATTTAGAAGAAATGAGCGAAACGATTTCAACAGCTTATAAAATTTTAATTAGTGCCAAAGAAGAGGAAGAAGGCTTTTTTGAAATCTATTGCGAAATGATGAATAGAAACAGAATTATAAATGAATGTATAATGACGAATATGTTCAGCTTATTAATGGAGGTGTGCGGTGATTTATGAATGATACATTGAAAAAACTTAGAAAGATAGAACTAGATACAAGGCAGATATACGAGCAAGGCACTTTAGCTTATTTACGGCTCATATACGCTCGCAGAGGCGTTTCAACATATAGAAAGGCATTAGAACACCTTGAAATGTTAGAAATGGTTAAGCATGACACAAAAACGAATAGAGAGCTATTCGAGAAAAACAACGATAAAGAAATGAGCTTAATCGAGCGCAACGCTTTAGTGCGGTTTGGAGAAGGTTATATCGAAACGGCATTGAGAGAGCTTGATAAACTAGAAAAATTATCAAAGGAGGACAACAAATGAAAGTAAATACAAAGGACATTGAATGGTTATTGGAAAACGCTACGCAATACAAAATCTCAAAAGAGGCGAAAGTTCATCAACCTATTTTATCTGGATTGAAAAACGGCACTAGAAAAATGGAAAATCTATCAGTTATGATTGGCGACCGTTTAACAACATACGCTCAGAAATTAAAACGAGAAAAAAATAAAAAATAATTCGCCAAAACTATTTACAAAGTATAATGAATGTTATATAATAACAATGTAAGCAAAACATAAAGGAGGAAAACAAATGACAAGAACAGAAAAGGAAAGACGCAGACGCTTGAAAAAGCAGCAAGCGAAAAATAACATGCGAAAAGCGTTTTTACAAAAATATTTCAAGTTCTTAGCCTATACAGGATTGGCATTAGCTTTCATCATTACAATAGCTTGGATGTTTGCAGGCGCTCATGAGCAACAAGGCAAAGAGGTTGAGGCTTGGAAAAACGGCACGTATGTATACCCACAAGGATAAAAAAAGAAGAAAAGGAGCAAACAAAATGACATTTGAACAATTACACAATAGCTATTTAGAACAGGACGAGCCAAAGATTTTTGGAACTGACTGGAAAGGACATGAAATTTATGTAGGCGATGAATACTTTGACATTATGGGCGAGTTTGTACCAGTTGAAGATTTAGAAGAGTTCATCGGAGAAAGATTTAGCAAATATACTGCAGGGGAGTAGAAGAAAAAATGGAAATCAAAAAATCAGAAACAATTATCAAATTATCAAAATCATTAGTAGAAACACAAAAAGAATTAAAACAACCTTTGAAAGACGCAAAAAATCCTTTTTTTAAATCGGAATATGTACCACTTGAAAACGTGGCAGAGGCTATCACTCAAACGGCTACAAAATACGGACTAGCATTTTCACAATACGCAACCACTACTGAAAATGGAAACGTATCAGTCGGAACGATTGTATTTCATGAAAGTGGCGAATATATTGAATATCCACCTCTAATCTTGAAACCCGAAAACACGAAACCACAATCAATCGGCTCGGCTATCACTTACGCCAAACGTTATGCACTATCCGCAATCTTTGGAATTACAAGCGATAAAGACGATGACGGAAACAAGGCAAACGGAAACGGCGAACAACAAAAACAACCACAAAAACGCAATCAGAAACAAGCACCACAAAACGAACCAAACGTACATGAAATCGTTGAAAAATACGTGCAAAAGATTGAAGAGTTAGGCGTAAATAGAGCGGACGTTGTTGAGTACGTATGTAACAAGCATAGTGTGGGGAACATGTTTGACATCGCTCCAAATATCCTAGTGGGCGAAATTAAACAAATTTACATGAAGAAGAACAACGAACAAAAAGCAAACACAAACGAGAAAGGAATTGACTCTGAATGGTAACAGAAATCGCAAAAATCACAAATAACTTCGAAATCGTCCAAAATTTAGCTGGCGGTTTCGAGGTACCTAACTTACAAATGTATATTGATACATTTCAAGCTTACGCAGATAACATTGACGAGGTGCTAATCGTAACCTCAGACGAAAACAGCGTGAACGGGGCAAAGGCTACCAAAAAGGAATTTAAAGAGTTAGAGGATAATCTATTTTTGGATTTATCA